ACTTTTGCGCTATCTCATCAAGCGTTCCGTCATTTTGCCACTCGATGAGTTTGTCTGCTACCATTTGCAACTTTTGACGCAACATATCAAGCATTGAGCCTGTTTTTATAAGTCCGTCTTCCATTCCAAATATTTTAGCAAGTGCCATTCCTGTTGCCCCTGTGATAGTACTCCATACCCCTTTAACCGTCTTCGAGAGCTTATCAGAGCCACCCTCAAACTTTTCTCTCATTATAGTTTCGATGACAACTTGCATATCTGCATCTTTACCTTTTCTAAGTTCTCCGGATTTTTTAAAGACTTTGTTTTTTCCAAACATTTGATTTGCCTTAGCCATTATCATTTCTTTATTTATTCCAAACTCTTCTATCCCCTCGAACTCCTGTTTTGACAACATATCTATCAAAGCATCTGTTGCCTGCTCCATTTCTTTATTAGTTGCTCCTGCCATATCAGCAACCATTTTGAGCCACTTTTCACTATCCACGCCCAAAGCCTCCATTTTTGCTGTCGACTGTATAGCCTCTTCGGGCGTGAACGGTGTTGCGATTGATAGCTCTTGCGCCTTTCTTATCAGCTTTGTTGTTTTCTCCGTGTCTTTTGTAGCTGTTTCAAGTTGCGTTCTATACGCCTCAAGGTTAAACGCTGTTTCAAGTCCTGTTTTTAGTGCAAAGCCCCCCGTTGCTGTAACTGCTACGGCTGTAAGTTGCCCCATTTTTTTGACAACATCATCAATAGAGCTTATAGCACTATCACGCCAGCCTTTTACTGTCTTTTTTGCGTCATCAAATTTCTTTTTATTTTTTGCCACTTCCGAGCTTAGCTGGCTTATTTTTTGTCTAGCCTCTTTCGCCTTTTCTCCTGCCTCTTTTTCAGCTTGAGTATATCTCGTTATATTTCTTTGTGCTAATTTAACCGCTGTGCTATTATTTAAAAGTGTTTCTTTTAAGCTTTCTAGCGCTTTACTTTGAGTTTTTATAGTTGTTGTATTCGTTCTTTCCTCTTCTTTTAAAGCTTGTATTGACTTCTTAGCGTTGTCATAAGTACTTTTACTGCTGTTATACTCCCTTTCAAGTGATTGTAAAATCCTTTCCTGTTCTTTTACCTCTTGCGAGTTATCGCCATACTGTCTTTTAAGTTCAACAAGAGTATTTTTAGCGTTATCATATGCCCTTTTATTTTCATTGTACGAACTTTGTAACCCGCTTAATTCGCTTTCGTGCCTATTTATAGAGGCTTTTATCTCCTCATTTTTAGCTTTTAACCTATCTAGTGATTTTACATTATCTTGATAAGCTTGAGAGCTGTTGAGGACTGCTTTTTTTACCTCTTCCATTTTGTTTTTAGCCTGTTCAAGCATTTGAGAGGCTTTTGTTTGGGCGTCTTCATATCTTTCAAGCTCTTTCTTTGTATTCTCATACTCTCGTTTTAACTTTCTTACCGACATCAAAGGGGCTTGTAATTTTTGTGTCATTTCATCCTTTAGATTAAGTATAGTATTTATTACTCTTGATGACATATTATCCCCCCATTATTCTAGCAAGCACTTTCAACTTTTCAGTATCGTACTCAACTTGCTCTTTTTTATGATTATTCATACTATGAATAAAAAATATTTTTTCCACTTCATTGAGATTTAACAAATAATCTAATTTAAAACCTTTTTCGAGATAGTAACACACCCAATATAGCTCGCCCGGGTCTGTGCTATCTCCAATTAGTTTTTTATATCCTCTTTTATCTCCTTTACTTCCTTTTTACCCTCAAACTTGTTAAAAATGTCAACCGCTATTGTTATGACATCACTTACATTAAATAGCTCAAGCGGTATATCTTCCGGATATATTTTTTTGAACATATCCCTTATTTCTTTTGTTCTCATCATAGAACACGTATTATAAATAAAGGCACTTGAGGCTTTTGCAAACTTCAACATATCAATATCTGATGTACTTGTTTTTTGTGCTTGCTCCTCTTGCTCCTCATCTATACTTATCTCTTTTTTATAACCTGTTGTTAGCTCACTTTGAAATTTTAATAATACACTTGTATTAGGTCTTTGAAATTCAACTTCTCCAAATCCCGCTATATTCATTGTAGTTATTTTTACTTTTTTCTCTTCATTTTCCCTTGCTTTTTGTATAAACTGCTCTAAGGTCATTGACATTTTTCTCACTCCTTTTTTGATTGAGAAAAGGGAATAAATCCCCTTTTCTATTATTCTAATATATCGGCTGTTTCAGCTTGCCCCGCTAGTTCTATCTCTTGCACTTTGTGCTTTTCAAAATCAATCAATACTTGCTCGTCCCAAGTTAACCCATCACATTTAATACGACGTCTAGCCGTATCATTGATGTTAGCATTTGACATTATTAATGATACATCTTCCCCAAGGTTAAACATATCAATGTCAAATTCCTCTCCTGTACTTCTAAAAGTGAAATTTACCTCTATTGTGTGATTTGTAGGTACTCTTATCACACCGTCCCCATTCTCTGCGGGTATCTCTTCGTAATTTTGCTTTTTAACAACCTTACCTTTGCTTACTGTACCTATTTTTGTCCCGTTCAGCCAAACCTCGCCTTTATTCCCGTTGAAAAACGCTGTTCTTCTGCTTGACATATACACACCCCCCTTTACATATAAATTGGAAATGAAAAGTCTTCCATAATTCCACTTATTTTAATTTTTGCCATTAAAAACACTTTTGTGCCTACTGTCATTTGTCTTGCTTTAAGGTCGTCCCAGCCTTTCACGGTTTCCTCTCCGTATTTGCTGTAATTCGCTATTCTTTGCGCCTCTACATCAACCATTGATATATTCTCGAAATTCGGGTCAAGTATATAGTCCCTTGCTAGTGTTTTAAAATACCCATTTATCGCCGATATTAATAGCATTTGATTATCTAGTATGTTAGGATATTTACCTTTATACTTTTTATCCCACGTTTCAAAAATATCACAATATATCAAGTCCATTTTCTCCACTGTGTTTATATGGCACATATTCTCTGATACATCTTGCCCTGTCGTAACAAGGCTATTGACCGCCCTTGCCACTTTGACAATGCCCTCATCATTGAATAAAACAAACTCGCCTTTGTTTATAGCTGTTTCCAACTCTTCCGGCTCTGCAACACTACTGAACTTTGTTAGCTCGAAAGCAATAGCCGACATATTAATTGATATACCAGCTAAAAATCCTAGCAAGTATGGAATAATTAAATTCCCTGTGACCTCTCCTCTTTTTTCATCTGCCCACGTCACTTTTTCATTTGTAAAGTTCACAATGTGCATATCATCAGCGCCAACAGTTTTCCAGCCAATGACTTTATACTTTTTCTTGTCATTTTCCACTTTAGCTTTTGCCCAAGTAACTAACGACGTTTGTATCTCTGCGTCCGGTGTTCCTATCCAGCAATTACGTGGTATAGCTCCCCCAACTTTTTTCAATAAATCCTCTGCATTTCCCTCACTTGCTAATTTAAAAACCTGTAATTTTAAAGGTGTACCCTCAAAAGCATCTTTTACAAGTTGAATATTGCTTTCTGTAAATTTCTTTTGCTCCTCTGCTCCAAAGTCCTCTATCGTTTTATAGTATTTTTTAGGCTCTCCCTCTGTGTCATCTCTTAGTATCAAGACAGCATATCCACGCTCGCCCCTTGTTACTGCCGATGCTCCTAGTGCCTTAAATACTATGTCAATTTTAGGTAATCCTATTGTTGTCGGCATTTTATTCCCCCTTTACTTCTAAATCTTGCATTAATTCGTGCGGTTGCTCATCATATGCCTCAAATACATACATATTAAAGTCAAAAGTTAAAACTCCATCACGAATATTAGTTCGTACTTCTGATATTTGCCCGCAAACATCGTCACTTAAAGAAAAATTACTATTCGACACAAACATTTGTGTCAATTTCTCTTGAACTTCTAAAAGCTCAAAAGTATTTTTTCTATCATCTGCGGGAAAATATACAGTTGCTACACTTATTTTTCTTTCAATGAATTTCTGCATATAATCATTGCTTTTTATCTCATCAAAATAAATATATAAGGTTTGCTTATCATACCCCTCTTTAACATCTTTACTCATAATAGGACAGTTTAATTCTCTTAGTTTTTCAATTATTTTAGCTGTTATATCTGTTATTGTAAGCATATCA